GTATATATACAGGTGGAGGTTCGTATACTGGAGGAGGCTCGTACGCGGGTGGAGGTTCGTATACTGGAGGAGGGCTAGGGTCTGTATACCCAACAGTTGTCCCCGGTGGTGCGTAGTATAAAGCTACTGCATCAACACCGTATCCAGCCGCCGCAGAAATAATACTGTCTAGCGTCCAACCAGCGTTTAGAAGATCTGTTGCTAATGCAAGAAAATCTTCTCTAGTAATTGACGACACAAGACGTCCTTAGCACTTACCGCCGTAAGCCATCTTAACCATCTTGCCCTTGGTCTTGCCTTTTGTGGCTACACCATCTTTACTGGGCGCGGCCGTCTTTACAGCACCCATCTTCTTGGGCATTACCGAACCGCCTTCTTTGTAGCCAGCCATCTTCTTTGCAGGTTTCTTTTCCATAGCTCTTTGCTCCGATAGTCCAATCGCAATTGCTTGCTTGGGGTTAGTGACTTTTTGTCCAGAGGAAGACTTTAATTTACCTTCCTTGAACTCCTTCATTACGACGCCAACTTTGTCTTTCATATTACCTTGCCTTTTGTTTTGCCGCGCTGCGCTATACCATCCGCACGGCTAGATGCTGAACCGACCTTGCCACCTGATTTGAACCCTTCTTTCATGCGACGTCGGGCTATGTACATATCTGGCTCCATGCCAAATCTGTCTTTGCGTAAATAACTTACATTGGTGGACCGGCCCGCTCTAGCATCTGGCGCAAACGATGACATAGACCGATCACTTGCTTTTGCCGGTTTAGCTTTCACCTCAGGCTTTAATTTTACCTTGGGCTGTGCTTTTATAGGCGCTCGGTTGAAACCTGCTGTACTTGGTTCTGCAAGTTCTGTGTCGCCTTTTAACTCTATCTTTGGCTCACGGACGGAAGCTACTTGTGCAACTTTAGGCTCCCTTAGCATTGCCTGGTCCATGGCAGCAGCATCTCGTGCCTCGCGCATGGCAATTCCCATGGCACGGTCTTTGTCTGCACCACCTGACATTACCGCTTCACCAGAACTAGAGCGAACAATCTCTCCGCTACTGTCCCTTAGTGGCTCCCGATCTATATCAGGAATGTCACCACCTTCTTGGTAACGCCTGCGCTTCTTCATACTACCCCCTACTTTAGTAGTAAATTCCTTCCATGGAAGGAATTACTTCATCACGACCATCGTGCCTTTCGTCTTGCCACGCTTAGCGCAACCGTCGGCAGCGGTAACGTAACCACCCTTTTTGAACATCTTGCCAAGGTTAGGGCGTTTATCCATCTTACGCAGACGCTCATCTTCCATTTGCTGCTGCATGGCACCACTTTCTTTGACCGTGGGAACGGTATCAAAGTTAGGGTTGTAAATGGAATCGCCGTGGTAACCACGGCCTTGACGGGGATCATCTCTATTCATTCTTGCCATGATTACTTCCTTTCTGCGAGGGCATCAATTTTTGCTTCAAGCCTTGCAAAGCCTGTGTCAAAGCGTTCACAAATCTTTTCCATGTCAGCACGAACTTCTGCGCGAGTGATGTGATCACGGGCAATTTCCTCCCGAGTTCTGTTAAGTAGGATCTGGATGCGCTTTTGCTCATCTGAAGATTGCTTAATCATGAACATCACCAGACCCACAAAGAATGATGTGATTAGATTCCAAATCAGAGCACCGGTTTCCATTTAGCACTTCCATCTGCGTCTTGCCTGCCGTATGCGGCTATTCGGATCTTTAGCTGCTTCAGGGAATTGTTTCATCTGGCCGGCTGATCGTGCACAGAAAGACTTCCTGCGTGCAGCATCTTTCGGGCTAGGGTTATCACTGGTAACAGCCGTCTTAAGTTTGCTACCAGGATTGGCCTTGCGATAAGCTGCAACGCCTTTTTCCGTCATCCCAGCACCTTGCTTGGTAGGTCGGAAATTGCCTGACTTCACTGAAGTGGCAATCCCCATACCCTTGGACTTAGCCATAATAGATCTGTGCCGCAGCGATGTTAGACATATAGCCATAAACCGCTGTGTTGGCTAATACACCTTCACCCGGAATAAACGGCGCATTCTGAAACACATCTGTGGAATCTACTTCATAGGTCATAAGCCAACGACCCACCGCATACACCGCAGCCGGGGTTCCGGTGATTGTCCCGCTATTGATGTCCGTCACCGAGAAACTATCGGCATCTATCCGAGTCACGGTATAGGTTCCATCCGTTGCAGTGCCACCAGTTCCCGAGGAAAAGTGAATACCTATGACAGACCCACTGGTAAGACCGTGCGCTGTTTTTGACACCGTCACAGTTGTGCCTGACCGAGCATAGGTAACACTTGCAGTAACTGGTGCTGCGGCTGCGTCAAATAAAACTAACGTCCCGTCCGCAGAACCCGCGCCAAACATTGAAATGCCTTTTACACGGTTGCGGCCTTTTACAAAAAAACCGCTACCGTTTAAATGGGCCTGCTTAACATCGGTTTGCATCCCCATGATGCGCTCCTATTAGGAATCAGCAAATGGTGTAGCAACCGAACCAGAGCCAAGTGCAATACCGTTGACCATGTACTTGTTCGCAGCAATCGCAACGATCTCAACCCATGAGCCAGCAACGCCACCGGTCGTCGAACCGTTGAAGTTAATGAAGTCATTGGTCGCACCAGCCGTGTAAGCCACAAGCGCATTGGAAGAATCGGTATCAACACCAAGGATCGTACCGACAAACTTGTCAGTACCGTTAGTGCCAATCTTGAGTGACGAAGTAGCAATCGTGGTGGGAACCCAGATCGTATAAACAACACCTTCGTTGTTAGCCGTATTAGGATCATTGCCCGGACCAGACGAGGATACGTTAGCCGAGGTATTGATTGCAGGAAGTGTCAGAACCACGTTAGCGGCAAGTGTGCCACCAACAGAGATAATCCGGCCTGCATGGGCCACGGGATTGAGTGTGGTACTGGAGGTGATCTCAACGATCGTGGACGGGCCTTGCTGATAAATACCGCCCAGGGATCGGACTGGACCGTCAAAGGTAGAAATAGCCATGTTAACTCCGCGTAGTAGCGCATCCTCATACCGTCTCTACTAAGTCTGCTAGGCCAGTCGGTATGAGTTAAATCCTAGTAAATGGTTTGTATCAGTTATTGGGGTGGGAGTCAATGAGCTTATTGTATTTCAGCAGGTTATCTTTTTGCGTCAAAACCTGAAGGTTCCATGGTACGTGTAGTCCGCAGACAGCATCTCCGTGCAAGGGGACAATGTGGTCAACAGCGTGCCTCTCACCGGTCAATCTGCTCAATTCAATAGCCAGCCGATACTTAAGCCTAATTTCCATTTTTTGTACATCGGTTAGCCACTTAGGCGTTGCATCCCTGAATCGACGACGCCTTAAACTGGTCATCTCTTTATACATGTCAGGGTTATTAATCTTGTGGTTTTTCTTGTACCGGCGTTTGTCCTCATCCGTTCTTGCTTGCGCTCTAGCAATTACGTTTTCCTTGTTTGCTTCGTAGTACTTACGCTTAGCCTTCTGTCCGGCTTCTGATTTGTTGTACTCACGGAAGTAATCTGCCCTAGTGGTATTGGCTTTTTCCCATTCAACCTTTAAACATTCAACGCATGAGCCTTTTGTTTTGCGGGGTGCTATGTGTCCGTGTTTGCAAGGCTCGCCTGTGAAGTAATACTTGGCCCCTGAGGCTTGGGCTTCTTTGCGGTTTTTAGGTAGGTTTGTAGTGTCCATTTCTTTCTCCTGTGTTATGACACGGAGAATTATATCATAGGTCCTACAAAAGGGAAACCCCGCCGGAGCGGGGTTCCTGATACAAAGCTAGTAAGATGATTTCTTGTTAGCAATCAAGCACTTACTTAGGCGCCTTGGGAGCCGAAGATACCGAGGGGGTCGCTCACTCCAAACGAGTAGCGCTCTCTTGCCTTGTAACGCACGTTACCGGTATCGAAATCGCCATCCATTCCAGTACTCATCGGTGTACGCACGAAGTGCTTCAATCCGTTGGGTACATCGGTGGTGAGGAACCAGCCGTTCGTGTCGGTCAAGAAGTGGTTGATCGTGTAGCCTTCTGGGATCGAACCGTTGTTCTTGATGGCGTTGATGTCGTTGTTGTTGGTGCCGACACGGAGTTCGGTTTCCAACAGACGCGTTGCCACGAACTGGAGGTTAGGAGGAACGATGAGCTTGCGTGGGCGAGCTGCGATCAACAGATCACGTTCGTCGGTCCAAGCTGCGATTTGAATGACTGCGTTTTCCAACGAAGTCTCGTTCAAGTCTGCCTGGGTCGCGGGCGTGTTGCTGTTAGTGCCGCCGGATACAAGAGGATGTGCTGTAGAGAACAGAGGCTGGCCGTCACCATAAGTAACAGTAGATGCCCATCCGTTGTTCAATACCGCTGCTGCTTTCACCTGCTTGGTGTATGCCATGGCGCGTGCGAGTGCCTTGGTATAACGTGAGCTGAGCGAGTCGTACAGGTTGTCTTCGATTGCCTCTTCGGTAATCGAGAAACCCATAGCGATCGTCTCGTGGGTGTAGCGAGCTGTCCAAGCTTCCTGTGCGTTGTCATAAGCAATCGCACTACCTTCGTTCTTGACCGGTGCGGCCGAGAATCCGGACAGCTTGGTTTCCTCTTCAAATGAACGCTCAGAGGTCTCGGTTTCGTAGATCTCTTTGTGTTCTTCGCCATAGCGAGCGTACTCAAGACCGAACAGGGCGTTCAGGCCGGGGAGCAGCTCTTTCAGTAGTTGTGCGCGTGAAATAGCCATTTAAGTTTCCCCTTACAGTCCGACTGGGTTGTTGTACGCATGACCGCCCGTAACCACGCCAGTTGCCTGCACCACGTAGGCTGCATTGAACTTAACGATAATTTCTGGGTAGTACAGAGTACCGCTATAAGTGAATGCCGTATCAGGCACCACATCGATGACTCGCAACGGTAAAGTCTGAGTCGTTGCACCGCTTGCAATGTCTACTGCGTAACGGCTGTCCTTGGTCGTGGTATTCAAGGTGTTTGCAACCATCGATACGTTCAGACCGATGTCTGTGTACGTAAAGCCTGATGTGGTCGAAACAACCGTGGTTCCACTAACGCCGCAAACCTGGAACAACTGATCTGGGTCTTCACAGATGTAAGCAACGATATACGTGTTGCTTGCAATCGAAGTTCCAGAAATCCATGCCTGCGAAAACGTGGGCTGGCCAGTTACAGAAGAAACAAACGTACAGCCCATGAACACACCAGCAAAGCCAGTGGTCGGAGCAGCCGTCGTCTCAGTACAAACAACAACGCAACCGTTGCTGTCAAACTTCACAGGGTCACCAAAACCAATGCTCGATGCGCTGGAGTTTACGATCCGACGCTGACGAGTGGCTCCGGCAAACACCTGACCGCCGATCAAGTTGATCGGACGCAGACCGTATGGGCCTGAAATCGTCGGGTAAGCCATTTGAGTTACTCCAAATGAGGTTATCTTTTACCGAATTTGACCTCAGAACGTCTGTCATTAAACAGTGGCATCCGTGGGTCATTTTCGCGCATAAAGTTGCTGTCCACACTCTTCATCCAATCATTGGCTTGCTTCAGGTAATGACTATTACGCTGATCCACCATCTCAACGGGAGCGCGGCACAACATTAATCCACCAATCTCAATGTTTCCGGTTTGAGCGCCGGTTGCGAGCAAGGCTCGGGTTACTTCGGGATAGTCTTCCCACTTGCATGGTTCAAACCCATCCTGGTGACGGCTAGCTACATTCCTTGCGTCGGTCTGCCCCATTGTTGCGGTGCGTACCCAACGATGTCTCCAACCATCTCGCGGGAGAGGATCGGGCAATGAGCTGGGCGGCTTCCATTGCTTCGGACGTTCCGTGGTTTCACGGGTCTGTGCTTCTCTGGATTCGCGGCTCATATCTTTCCTTCCATGCGTAGTTTTGCTACCTGTTTGGCATATTCTTCCAGCGGCACTCCAAGCCTTTTGGCCGTATTGGCCTCAGAGGCTGTCAGCTTCAGTTTTTTAGGTGGCGAGCTGCGCGTTGCCGGGGCAACCACCGAGGCAGGAGGCTTTGATTTTTCCTCTGGCTGCTCCCGACCGCCAAAGTACTCAGGGAATTTCTCCCTCACGCGAGAATTTATCTTCTCGTAATACTCATCCGTCAATGCGTAATGTTCGCCATTTTCCCGAGTAAGCTTTTTATGCAGGCCCATGGCGTAAAACGTCATCTCATCATCTACCCCAGGCTCACCTGACTGACCAAACCATTTATTATTGGCCTTCCAGGTTTCTGCTTTGCGGTCATGATAAGTATTCTGCTGAACATTATAAGCAGGGTTTTGTTGCTGTGGCAACTCAGGCGTTGGCTGCGGCGGTGCGGGTTTAAAGTTTTTAACCCTGTCCACCTTCAACATCGCCACATTTAATGCCTTCTGAGCAGCCAATATTCTGTCAGATTCTTGGCTATCCAGTGCTTCTTTATAACTACGCTCAGCCTCCGATAACTCTTTCTCCGTGGCTAATTGCATCGTTTTAATTAACGTGCTTTCACCCGTAGTAAGTTTCTCTTTCAGCTTTGCATTCTCATCCGCAATTTGTTTTGCATAAGCAATTGCTGCCTCACGCTCACGCTGCGCCTCTTCCTTGGCCCTGCGCTCATCGTGATACCCATGCTTTAAATGCTGGATGCGCTTCTTTACATTATCTGAATACTGTTTGATTTCATCATCAGGTATTTCAGATGGATCACCCTTTAATGGCGTGGCATTCCTATCCGCCTCGGGGCGATCGTCGATAATCTCGATCTCTGTCTCACCCTCTACCTCTACTTCAATCTTCTCTTCACTCATAAATACTCCTTATGCGCGGCTATAACCACGAGGATCTTGAACAACACCTTCGATCGTGTCGTCATTGATCAGTCGAAACTCACGACCATGGATCTTGAATCGCGTGCCTGAATAAGCACGTACTAATACAAAATCACCTTCCTTGCACCATGGGCCCGTTGGAAACTTTGCTGCATCCTTATAGCAATCCGGCCCCATCTTTAATACGAATAAAACAACGGTGCTGAACTCTTCAATTTTTGCAAGCGAATCAGGCTTGAATAAACCATTGGCGAATTTATCCTCCACCTCTGGTAAAGCGCATAACATCCTATAACCCGTAGGCTCTGGGAGTTGCGTAGCTTCCGGCTGAGTATCCTCAGTAATATCAGTCATCGTATTCCTTCATTCGATTGGCAAGGTCTTCATTAATGCGCCTTGCGACCAAAAGACCTTGAATCTGGCCGCAGACGAATTTGTACTCCTCAAAACTCTTCATGCTCCCTTGCGAGAGTTGTCCTTCTAAATACTTAATCTGTTTATCAATCTCTAGCTCTACAGCTTCGGCGTAATTCATTTGCCCATCCTAGCTAGTGATTTATCACGCTGAATATCCGCCGCCTTATCAATCATCTTGGCCGCGATATTCTGCTCAGCAATCTGATTCATACTCTGAATCCGCGCCTCTTCAAGCCTTACCTTGTCCTGCTGCGCTTGTGCTTTCAACATAATGTCAGCCTGATCCTTCTGCGCCTCACGCTGCTCCTTCTGCTGTTTAAGCTGTAACTCAGCCTGCTGCATCTGAATTAATGGATCCTGCGCCTGTTGCTGTGCCTGAATCTGCTGAGCCTCTGCTGTGTGCTGCTGCAACAATTGCTGGGCACCCTTTGCCGCCAACCTTGAAATCTCAACCTCAAAGTCTTCAGGCAATGGCTGATCAGGTGGCGGTAACGGAACTCCCAACTGCTCTTCCAGTTGCTTGCGGTACAAGAATGCCAAGTGCTCATTAACGTGAGCCATGGCTGCTGCCATCATCTGACCGCCCATGGGATTCTGTTGTACCTGCTGGCGCAACATCGGATCTTGTATAGCTGCCATATGTACAGCCAAGTGAGCCTCATGATCCTGATAGATAAATGCCTTAACCGGCTGCATGGTCAGAATTGCCATGTTCTCCGACACCGGATCACGGGGTTGCTCTGCCTTGGCCGCAGGTATCAACTTATCTATGTTCTTGATACCCAAGACCTCCAACATGCGCTTATGTAACTCAGGCATGTCATAGATCTGAGGCGCCTGTGCGGCTAACTGAAGCACTGCTTGGTACTGTGTAACCCGCTGGGCCAATGTTGTTGCATTAGGATCAGAGACGGGGATGACATCCACCATGTCATAGTCAGCCTGCTTGACCATCCGTCCGCCAGGTGCATCTACGTCATAGTTATATTCAGTAGGTGCGTAGTCCCTGATAATCGCTGCAAGTAACTTGAACTCCTGCCGCATGGAGTAATGAAGCCTTGCCTGCACCGCAGACATAACCTTCAACGTCCTCTCTAATACTGCAAGCGTCGTACCAACCGGCGTATTCGCGGACAAGTCCGAAATCTGCATATCAGCCGTCGCTGCAAACCGGCGGCCCTCTTGCACAATCGTCTGTAGCAATTGGTAAAGAACCTGACTTGGCTCTTTATAGGGCAAAGGCAGGATGTTGTCCCTAATAGAACCAGACGGCACATCCACATCCCTGAACTCACCCGGTGCGATCGGTGTGTCATCACCCTTGACTCTCAGGCCGCGGGACTTTAATCCACCCGGAAGGTTCGATAACGTACCCGCATCTACCAACTGGCGAATCAATGACGTACCAGACTTGGCAAATGCACCCACTAAGTGAATCAATCCAAACCCATAAAACCCAAAACCAGGGATGTACGGATAATGGACAAAGTGCATCCGCTTAAGCTTTAACGGATCTTCTTCATACCAGTTCCTACGTATAGCCAGGATCTTGTTCGTGCTTTCATCAATCGTCACCACATAAGGCAGTGCAATTTCCGTGGGGCCGTTCTTGTCTGTGTCTTCAAATCCGGGCAGATCCAGCTCGACGTGCATCTCAAGAATGCGATACCTGTCATCCATCGTGGCTGACATACCCTCTTCTTCAGCCTTACGCTTTTCTACTTCACTTAATACGGTCGATGGCTCGCCCAAATCCACGTCACGGTAAAACCCTGCGTGCTGAAGCTTTCTCACTTCATTCTGGGTCTTACGCATGATGTGCGTAATCCTTGGTGCCGATCTCAAATCACTCGCACCAAAGGGAACCACAATATCCTCTGCCGGAATAAACATCGATACCGGCCGTCCCAACGAAGGATCGTAGTAAACCTTCTTAAATGCCGACCCCGCTAGGGCCAAGGACCAAAGCATCTTCTCATGCTCAGGTCTGTACTCAGGCATCTCTTCCGTTAACCGGTAATTCATGTCATCTTTGACACGCTCTGCCGCATCCTCTTTCTCTTTGGTCAGGGATCCAACAATCTGCGTCTTCACCGGCCCCGAGGCAGGGAAAGTCTCCATGATGGATTCAGCTTGGAACCGTACGGCTGCCTCTGATAGCAGTGGATAAAACACACCACATGCCCCAGGCCATGGTTCTGTACGCTCCTCGTACTTCAAACCAAGCAGTTTCAAACCATCAGCGTAGGTATCTACCCATTCCTTGCGGGATGACTTATCCGTCTCATAGTCTTGCATCAGATCACTAGCAATCGATGCTAGATCTCGATCATCCATATAATCAGCAAGATTGGCATCAAAATCTTCTGGGCTTTCACGCTCAGCTTCAAAG